CGGGTCGTTTTGATATTCCGAATCAAATGTGGCATGGCCATCACGGGCACGAATTTTCATGAGCGTAAGTAACGGACGCGCCGCCCAACTCACTTCCGAGCCTTTATCCATTGCCGCTTGGTTGGCATGATAAAAGGCGTCTGCAACCGCCTCGCCCTCATTCAAGAAAAAATCTTCCCATTTATCCCACAACGCCATGTCGTCCGGCATTTTCTTCAACGCTTTGAATTTTGCGGTTTTCCATGCTTTGGAGCTCAAAGTGCGGTTCAATACGCTGTCGTAATGCAAGATAGTCCCGATATACACGACGTCCAGTTTGTCGCCTGCCGCGCCCAAGTGGAGTACGGTCTTTTTCAACCAGTCGTGCAACTTATCGCGCTGTTCTGCGCTGCGGACTTGTTCATCATTCTCAATATCGTCCAACACCACAAGATCAGGGCGATAAGCCCCGTGGCGCAAACCACGCAATTTCTTGCCGGAGCCCGCTACCTGAACTTTCTGATTGGCTTTCGTGATAATGGTCGCCGCTTGCCATACGCGCCCTTGTCCTGCCACCTCCGGGAAGTCAATACGTAGTCGTTGGTTAAATTCCAATTCCACTTTGATGGCTTCTAACATCGGATAGGCTTGGTCGATACTGTCCATCACGATCAGGGCATAGCGTTTTTGCTGTGTCACTAAGCAATAAAGCGTAAACAACTGCGACACCAACGTGGATTTCGCTTCACCACGGGGCGCGGCAGTTGCCATATTGATAGGTTTAGGCGCTTGTAATACGACTGGGAGTTCGGCAAACAAATAATTGTGCAAATCCGAACGCGATGTTGACCGCACATAATGCGGAAAATAATGGGACACGAAATAATCGTAACCAGTCACCGGGTCAAAGACTTTCTTGCGACGTTCTGCTACTGCTTCAAGACCATCATCCCACCCGTCAAAGGTCGCCTCTACTTTTTGACGCAAACTCGCCGCATAGGCTTGTAATTCGGCTAAAAGCTCTTTATTTCTCATTTTATTTACTCTTACATGGCGTGATTAATAAACCGATAAAAAGGAACCACCCCCAGCCACTCACACCATGTTTTAATAACAAGTAGGCACAAATAATGGAAACAATGCAGGGCAAATAGTGAATTAACAGTCTCATTCTTTATATTCCTTTTTTAGGATTGCACCGAACTCGTTTAATGCGTCAATAATGACATCAAGCACCTGCTTGTCGGTTGTTTTGGTTTGTACATAATCGCCAAACATCATCATTGTTTTAACTGCGGTCGCCATTTCCGACACCTCTGGTAACAATCGCTTACTACTCGCCACCATTTTCGAATAGCTATCACCCAAACCTTGGATCAGTTTAGCTTTATCGCTGACTGGCAACTCTTCCGCATGACGTAGCTCTTCCATGGTTTTTTCAAAGTAGATCACAAACGTGGTGAGCATACCGCGCGCCACGTCTTCCACTTTTCCGCTTGCCATGGTGTTCGCGTCGCGCACTGTGTCCCAGTTGTCACCACGTGCTTCCGCTTCTTTTTTCCAGCGGCGTGCGGTGTTATACGACACTCCGGCTTTTTCAGCCGCTTGTTCTAGCGTTAAGCAATCAAACACATAATAGCGACGCACATACGCCTTGGTTTTTTCATCATGTGCCATTGTCAGCCCCCGAATTTCGCTTTGATGAGCTCAAAGCCAACCGATACCACCAAACCGCCTAAACCGCCCGCCATGACGGATTTAATCCCCAATTTATCCATGCGGGTTTCCAACATTTTTAAACGGGCGTCAATATCGTCCACGCGATTGTCCAGCTTGTCGATTTTGCGACTAACTTCACGGGTTAAATCTAAAATTTGGTCTAACTTTTGGTTGGTTTTGGCTTTTTCGGCTTTCTGTTCCAACCGCTTTTGTTCTCTTGCCGACATTATTTATCCGCCTTTCTGTCGAGTTTTTCGGTAATAGAGTTAAGTTGTTTTGTGATGGCGTCTAGTTTTTCCATCACGTTTTTATTCACGATGCCGGCCACTTCTTTCGATAGATAATCCCGTTTCACCTGGTCAACCTCATCATGTAATTGCTTAAACTCACCATCTAACCGTTTAAACCAAAGACCGATAAAAAATACCGCAATGGACACTAACGCGTTAAACACCATGATGCCGTTAATGTGCAGTTCCATTCTCACCCCCACAAATTGCCCGCCATGTGTCGTTGTGCGCTTTGATTTGGCGTAAGGTTTCGGTGGTATCTTGACGACTGGCATAGATTTTGCCAAAGCCATCGCAAGCCGTATTAATCACGTAAGTCTTTTGATTTCCGCATGCTGTCAATAAGCTCGTCACGAGTACTGCTATGAGCGTTTTCTTCATTTTTTTTGCGTTCCTCTTGGTTATTCACACGGGTTTGTAACACTTGATTTTGTGTTTCGAGTTGTTTTTTAGCTTGCTCTAAATTAGCCGTTTTAGCTTTTGCTCTGCGCCAAAGTCCCCAAAACAACAATAGAGCAGTCCCCAGAGTGGTCATTAAAATATGCAATAGATTCATTTCACACCTCACAGACCCGGTCGTTGATAGCCGTCATTATCATGATGTCGGGGTTGATTGTTATTGCGTTTTTGTTTGGACTGATATGCCATCACTGCGCCTTTTGTCGCTGCCGACCCGCCGCAGAAAAACGCAAAATACAAATAGAGATCGGTCGCATTGTCACGACCGAGATAGACCGAATACACAAGCACGCCGGCAAGCACTAAAAAACCAAAAAACTGAATAAAGCCCGTGGTGCTGGCGCGTCCATTATCGTTAGTAAAGAGTTCAAAAAATTTCTTCATGCGGTTAATCTCAACATTAAGGCTACCGCAGGTGTCATTTTCCCACGCACGACATAACTCCACGCATTTTTACTGTAAAAGTGCGGTCGGTATTTGGTTTGTTTTTCTTTCGTACCAAACCAACTAAACATGCGCTTAAATACGCCTAAAAACTTAAACTTCATTATCTTGCGCTCCATATTTCAAGTTTTGTGCCACACGATTCACCCAGCCTTTGCCAAAACGGTCAAAGTTCTTTAATCGGGTGTAAAAATTCAGGCGTTCACCGTTTAACACCATCAACGTGTCAGAGATTGGATTGCTATTGATGGCCTCAAGAGAGTATTTACCGATAATGCCGTCATCTAACACGCCAACAGCGCGTTGTAACATACGGCTCGCATTGCCAAACCCGTGATTCACTGCCGCATCAAAAAATTGATATGCCACGGCATCCGGCATTTGCTCACAGTTGTAACGCAACCAAAATGCGCGACGGTAAATTTCGTAGGCTTGTTGGCGTGTCATGGTTTTCATGTTACCGGTGTAGCCGTTCGCCTGTGCGGTGCGTTTAGTGACACCCCAGTTGGTTTCCCCACCCGGGTCTTGTAGGTCATTGACATAACCGCCCTCGTGTCCGATAAGTCGGTCAAAAATTTGCTGGAAAGATAAAGACATAAAAAAATACCCTCAATCGTTGATATGATTGAGGGTATTTTGTGTTAAATGGAGTGTAATTGATGGGGGAGGGACTTCCTCACTCCCTATTGTTTTAAAACAAGGGAACCTGCTGATATTTCTGGGCTTGATGAGCGCGTACAATCTCTTTCACCCAACGATCTGAAACATTATATTTTTGACAAATTTCTAGCATTGCCGTTCTTTTACTTTTCTTTTGCCCCTGTGTAATGTAATCAAAATCAGCTTTTAATCTCTCATTACGCAACAACCGGAGCGCAACTTCACAACGAGGGATATAGACTTCTTCAGACTTAAAATAATGGCGCAATTTCACCGCACTTTCAAGACCGATTAATTCTTTCAACTTAGGAAAATAAACAGAGCCATCAGTAAAACGGAAAGTAGCTCCGCCGAACTGATTAATAATTTTTTCTACGTCAACAAACCCAATTAACTCCACCATTTCCAACACAATCTCAGGCAGATACTCAGCGACACTTTCAAACTTGGACTGCATAAAATTCCCCTTATATGACCATTTTGGGCGAATTATCACACGTAAATTTCAAAAAGCAGGTTTCTGTATCTGAGAAAATGAAAAAAAATCCCGCACTAGGCGGGATTGGTACTTTATTTATTACAATTTTCTTTCAAAAGATTATTAACTTTAAGGTATTTTTGCTCGTTGTGTGCATTGAGGAAAAATCCTTCAGCAACCTCTAAAGCAAGGCAGGCTTCTTTCATATCGCTATGTTTCTTTGCCATTTCAAAGCTCTTTAATTTATCTTCACCGAGGTTGTTTTGTAATTCTTCGGTGCTTTTTGCCATTGTTTCAGCATCAATAACGGGGTTGGCGTCTGTGATTTCGACAAAGTATCGGTGATTTTCAACCCATATCGAATATAAAATTTCTAATTTATTATAAGTTTCTGTTTGCAAAAGCGCATAACATGACCTACTGTCTTTGTCTTGTCCCTTTTCTTTTATTTCTCTTACTACAAATACATCTTTAAGACTAAAATCAATTCCTGTCTCTTTTGTTCTATTATCTAAAATCTGTTCTATGGTATCTCCAACCTCTTCGCATTTTGGTGTATCTTGGCTTGTTAAGCTGGCGTGCGAAAACAAAGGAATTGATAGGATAAAGAGTGCGATAGTTTTTTTCATAATTCCCTCATAAAAAAAGGCTCCATAGGAGCCTTTAATTTACGCTTAATTTATTGCTATGCAACTAATTTTTAGCTTTCTGTTTTCTTCTGTCATACACTGCCAACATTTGCACCACTTTTTTCAGTTGCCACACTTCCAACCAATGCACAAAATTCACACCAAACGCTTTTTTAGCAATCCCGTCAGCATAACTCTGCGGCAAACCGTATTCGGTTAAAAGTGCGGTGATTTTTGCCAAATATTGCGCTTTGTCCGCCTTTGGTGCAGGACGTTTTGGGGCATTCTTCGCACTAAACATCACGCCTTTGGCTGTCATGGCACGCAATACCTGCATCAGTTCTGCATCCGTCATCACCGTACAACTGTGTTTGTCCACGGTATCCAACAAAAAGCGTTTATATTGTTCGTCAGTCATTTTCAGCATGCTTTTGCCAATGTGGACTTTTTGGATCATCTGTTTACGGGTTTGTGGTTGCATTTTGTTCATCCTTCCAAGCTTTCCAAACTAAATATTCCGGCATATCCTTTACAAATTCCAATTTCCCAATAGCAGCATATTGTTCAATGTATTGTATTGCGGCAGTGCGCTTGTCTTCTTCTAATTTCTCCGTATTTTTCACCGCACTTTTACCTTGCTCATTGCGCACCACGGCAAACAACGGCTTAGCTCCCTCATAGACTTTTTTAAGGTAGTTATGATTGGTTAGCGCTACTACATTTCGGGTTTCTCGGCGGTTTTTCATAACGCCACTAACGGTTTCGGTGAGCGCATGGGACAACAATGGACTCGGCTGATACATATCCAACACTTCTAGCATTAATTTAAGCGCACGACCGTTGGATAACGCTGCTTTTTCCGGTCTAAATAGGGCAATATAACTCACTAACGCACGGGCATTGTCGCCGCGTAAATTCGTAATAATCCCCAACATCTCACGCCCCGCATCATCTTCTAACAGCGCATCCAAGTGGATGTCGCTGTGGCAAACCGGGCAACGGCATAATTTCACCTTTAAAACTCCTTTAAACTAGGTTTAAAACACATTATTCAGCCCACTTCATCTAACTTATCCCCCTCTTTTGTAAAGAGGGGTTCGGGGAGATTTGAATGGGCTGTAAATGGGTTTTAAAAATCGTTCGGGTCGTCGTCTTTATCTAGCTCTATCACATCAAGTCGCTGAATAACTTCAAATTTAGCTAAAAAACGCAGTCTGTTCTCAAAATCACCATCTCTCCACACATACAAGACTTCGCGTTCAGGTTCTTCGAACATATCCCAAGCATAAGCGTTTTCTTTTGCGATATGTAAAGCGACGTCATCAAAACACCGACTTTCATCTTCCCAGGTGTTTCCATCATCGTTGTTTGTAGGATTGTCACTTTCCAATGCGTAACGATATAAATATTTAGCCATAATCTATTCCTCCGGTGGTTGTGGTAGTGGTTTCCAGTGTGTCACCGCCATCGCACCACCAATATCTTCATCATAATTTAGCCAATAAAAGGCATATTCATTGTTTGGCATAATTTCTTTTACAAACCATCCGATTCCGATATAAGTTTTGTTTTCGTCTATGTAGCAAATCAAAACATAGTCTTGTCTATATAGCCCCTCATCTATATCTATTGGCTCAGGCAACTGCTCCGAACACTTAATCCATCCATTGTTTTCGCTCATTATTTAATCTCCTTAAGCCCCAAATTTAAAGTTTTGTTGTAGTAGTTAAAAGCATTCTTAAATTGTCTTCTGCTGTCATCACACCAATCTTCCGGCGATACAGGGACACTATAAAGACCGTATAAAAAACTCCAGTGTATTTCGAGTTCCGGTGGCGTATTAATAAAAGCCTGCTTTTCCGCTTTCAACGCTAATAAATCAGCGGTTTTTACCAGCTCTTTCATTTTGGCCGTCATCTGAATGCCAAATTGATTTTGAATAACCCGCTCAAATTCCTTCTCGATTAATTTATATTCAGGCAGTAAGTTTTTAAGCGGCGTTGGCACATCTCCTAAATAAGCCTCCTGTGCATCATGCATTAATACCGCGAATACTGTTTCGTCATCTGCTTTCAGATACGATTTTGCAATCATTGCGGCGTAAACGCTGTGATCTAAAACGGAATAATGTCTATCTAATTTGCCGCCAAAGCGCGGAATCCTTGCCAAATGATGAATAATGTCATCAATATGGATGTCGCTATTTTGTGGGTTAGCAAAGTCGATTAAACGGTTGCCGTGTGTGATAAATATGCTCATTTTTACTCCTTTTTTACCTTGATTTTTATATCATTTTCGCCATGTTGATGGTGTCTAATCGTTACTTCGTAACCATCAACCCCATTTTTGCCATCATCCTTCCACTTAATAACCGGTTCCGGATTAACCTTCACAACAACACCAAGCTCTTCGATAGCTACTTGTTTCTTTTGTATAAATGTTTTGCGAATAGCAAACCAATGGATAAAATCCGGCAAGAAACGATTAAACTGTTCTTCGGTTAACTGCAAAAAGTCTTCAACTTTTCTAAATTCATAAATTTGTTCACTCATTATCTACTTCCCTTGTAATGCTAAAAATTCACTTTGCTTGATTTCTGTTAAACATTCCGGAATTGACGGGAAG